AAATCGCGAGGAAGCCTATTCCGGCGGGTGAAGTTACCGCGCCAATACTTCTTGGCGGCCTTGTTAAATGTGACTGTCCTGCCGTTCCTGGTCACCGTCTGGCCGTTTCTCTCGACCGACGGAAAGACCAGGCCGCCAATACATTCAAATACCAGGTCTCCATTATACTGGGTCGAATAGCAGTTGACCTGGGCATTCTCACATCTGGTATAGACGTCCTTCGCCCAGCTCCTGTATGTAGAGTTGCTCTCTCCACAGCAGTTGGATATAGCAATGGTCGGATTGATCTTATTGATCCACCATGCCGGATTGTTTTCTTTTACGCCGTGGTGGTTGAACATCCAGATATCAATGTCGCTGAGATCGTAGCCCTGCAGGATCAGCTGGTTCAATGTCCACTCTGTAGCGTCTCCGCAGTTGAGGATCTTACATCCGTCCATCTCGATCAGGAGACAGAGACTTTTGGCGTTGTTGCTGTACCGGTCTCCCGCGAACATGCAGGTGATCTTGGCTCCGCCGACGGTAAACGTGGAGCCGGTCCGTAGCTTCACGACCGGAATGTTCTTTGCTTTGCATTTGGACAGGATGCTGTTGTGCCGGTTCAGATCCTTGCTGCTCTCCTGGTACGGGGCGTAGGTTGAACAGTAATATCTGCTGATCATATCCTGATCTAGATACCAGCCGGCGTCCCCGTTGTGGTCCTTGTGCCCATGGGTGTTGCCCAGATTTGCTTTCCGGCCGGCCAGAATCTCTTTGACAACTGCCCTGGGGTGAGAATTTCCAGCACAGTAGGTATCGATCAGCAGGAGCTCACCTTGCGACTCTATCAGCATCATGGAGCCCCAGTCGGACGAAAAGCGCGGACAGTATATCTTACCCATTCTTTTCCCTCATCTTTCTTGTTACGACCTTTTGGACATCCGTATAGTATTCTTCACCGATAAAGGCCCGGCGCTTCTCTCCGGATCCGCAGAGGTCCCGGATGATATAGTCCGCCATGGCCTCCAGAAGGGCGTCCCGGTCGTTGACGAAGATCTCCACGTATTTTTGGACATCTGCCCAGCGTGTGCCCAAAGCGTTCTTCCGGGCATCGCCGTTTCCGTGCTTCCGGAGCATGACCTCGACGGCCAACTCCTGATCAGAACGTGTCCAGTTCTTATAGCTGTCCAGCGAATAGGATTTTGTTCTGTCGTTACGATCTCCGCAGATATAAGCAGTGGCATCGTCAAAGCGCATGAGGATAGAGCCGTCCTTGAAGTTGTTCCAGATGTCGGCTCCCGTGGCCTGTACCACCGGTATGGTCCAGCTGGTGAAGCCTTTGTCCTTCCCGATCGTGCCGTTTTTCTCGCCGTAGTTATACCACGCAGCCTTTGGCTTCAATTTGGCAAAAGCCTTTTTGTCTACATAGTTTCCATGGTGCGGGACCTGCGCTATGATCACCGGCCTGCAGACGTCCCGAGCCGCCGCGCAGCCCAGTTCGTTATCGCCGGCCGTAAAGTAGCCAAAGTCAAAAAGAAATACCGGAGAAAAGTTGTTGATGAACATCCCGGCCAGCGAATCAGTGTCCGGCCCCCTGTAGCTGTTTTTGGATTGCCAGAGGACTTTACAGTGTATGTCTCCGATCCGGATCTGCGTCCCTGTAGCCAGCCAGCCAACAGCGATCCCGTTCCGCTGGCACAGGTCGTAAAGACCTTTTGCACATCCGTCGTACATGCTACAGACCCGGCTGTACCAGGGCTTGCTTTTGTACTTGCTTTTGGTATAAGCCCCAAGAGCAGCATAGTCCGTCATCCAAACTTTATCGACCCTGATGTCCGGGTCGTTGATGATGTCTTTTATCCCGTTAATGTGGTCTGTGTGGGGATGCGTCCCTACCGCCCAGATCCGCTTGAAATGCTGCTTTTTAATCCAGTCCCGGAGCACAGCGGAGGCCGGGCGCTGGCCAGCATCAAAAACGAGGGCGTTCCCACCCCCGTCGTAAAAGGCCGCATAGTCCCCATATTTAATGCCCTTATCCTTCGGGATGTCGAAGCCTGGAATATACAGGCTGACAGATCTGCTCATATCAGGCCTCCTTCCGAATATACTTAGCGGAGACAAATCCCCACTTGGCGCCGCGATAGCAGATGTAGTACCAGTCTGATCCATCGGCCGCTTTACAGGTATCGCATACGCTGACCTCTGTCCCCTTGGCCAGCGGTCCGAAGGTCTGGCACTTGCTGTATTCAGTACCGGGGCCTTTTCGGACGTTAAGCGGATCCGAAGCTGTGTTGACGACGCCTTTGAATTTTTCTTCCTTTGACGGCGTCCGGAAGTCTGCTGCGGCCGCGTCTCCCTGAAAGCGGAGGACACGATCCCACGGGTAATTCCTGTAAGATCTGATCAGGAACTCTTTGCCGGTCTGGTCCCCAGGCTTGCCTCCTGTGACCTTGCCAAGCTCGTTGATGGAGGCCTCTACTTCTTTGCCGCCTCCTACATACATCGCGGTGTGGTGCGTTGTGTTCAGGAGAACGTCTCCCCGGAGCAGGCCCTCTCCGGTCTTGAGGTCGATCTTCGATGTCACGTCCAAAAAGCCGCACTTCCCGAAGGCCCCGAGCATGTTACCGGTATAGGTGGCGCCTGCTGTCTTGACCGGCACACCGGCATATTGCCATGCCGTGATGACGGCAGAAGAGCAATCATAATCGCCCTTTTCTCCCCAGCGGTATTTCTGATCGTAGCCGTGGGCGCTGTCGTTGGCCGTGTCAATCATCCATTTCGTTGCCTTTTCGATGATGTCCTCATGCGTATCCTGAGACTGCAGCAGGCTCTTATTTTCCAGCAGGCACGTGTACAGGTGGGACGCATCGCACCCGCCTTTGACGCCACCGATTGAAGCAGATGACGTGTACTGCCACATGATATAAGTGCGCTTGTAGGTGCATTTACTGGCGTACTGAGCGACCCACCGTTCGCAGTCTTCATCAAGGTCGCCATCATGCAGGCAGTCCGAATACCAATAGGTACTTGCGTAAATGCCGTAGGGGATTCCTGCTTTCTTCAGCTCCTTAAAGATTCTGTTGGCGTACTGTGTTCTGCGGGCTTTTGACAGCTTATCAGACCGCCCTGTCTCGTCCCTTTTGACCACCTCGGAATCCAGGAAGACCGGCAGGGACAGCTCCATGTTGTAGGTTTTGATAGCATTGATGATAAACTGCGCCTCTTCCACGGCCTCAGTGTCGCTGATAGATGTCGGGAAGAAATAGATGCTGTACGGGATACCATACTTTTTGCAGGCGTCCAGAAACGTCTTGAACATATCGTCGTAGACGATTTTTCCGCTTGTGCATCCTCTGTACCCAAGCCGGATGATGACCGCATCACAGCTTGCCTTTACCTTGCTCCAGTCTGTGATCGTGTTGTAGTAAGATATATCGATGACTTTAAGCGCCATTTCTGCCTCCCTAAAACAAAAGGGAGCCGGTTTCCCAGCTCCCATGATCAAAAATCTTATTTACTCTCCGTATCCCCCTCCGTCATACTCTGAGCAGTTTTCTTAAGTCTCTTAATCAGCCATGTTGGCATGGGGATTCCTGCTAAGTCCAGATTTTCCAGAACCGATAATGATTCCATGATCACGATGTAAATCGATGCGAAAAGAGCAATGTTGAAGTCTAACGGCAGGGCCAGACCGACCACCCATGCCACGACCACGACCATCATTTCGCCGCCCTTGCGGAATAATCCCTTCCTCATTTTGGTGCTGTCCCACGTGGAATTGATAGTCGCCTGAATCCAGCCTGATACGATGTCTGCCGCAATCAGCACCAAAGGGAGCAGGAATGTCCAGTAGGTGTGGCTGTAGTGAAGCTGTTCGATAGCTTCGGTTCTGAGTAAAAGTAAGTATGATGTAATGTTTGTAAAGTCCATAATGCCTGTCCTCTTTGCTTATTGTATCCCGGCATGTTAGGATTGCCGGGGATTGGTTGGTGTTAAATGTCCTGTCCTTTTGTAAACTCACCTGTCCCGTCATTTGTGTAAAAGACATCATTCTCAACATCGTACATGCCGATAACTCCGTCTGACTTGCGGTAACAGGCATACAAGGCAAGTTTTCTTCCGTCTGCTTTTTCGTGGATGTAGTAGCAGATTTTGCCTGCCGTGTTGGAATTATAGCCGTAAAAAAGTCTAAGGTTTGCAGTTTCTGACCCAAAAGAAATATTGCCGACCCCAATAGCTCCAAGGCCCCTGTCGATAAGAGATACTTTGTTTGAGTAAACAATCGTATGAAAATTGCTATCTCTATCAACTCGCGCAGAATAATACGTTTCACTTGTAGGGATGCTCCCATATCCAAAAGCAGAAATGTGGCTATTGAAAGAGGTTCTGTTGCTCCCTAACAACGCAAATCTGTTGCTGTCGTTGTTCCACTGTTGGGGAGCAACAAGATATTTATCATCAATTGTATACTGATTGTTTGCACCTTTAAAACTAATCGTATCTGTAGGATAAAACCCAATCGGCAACTCGATAAACTGTGTTCCGCTTGATTCGATATATTCTACTCTTTGATACTCTTCGGGGAGGATCACAGGGACATCGTCATAGTCTATCCATTGTCCCTCAACATCCACATCGACCCGACTATACCCATCAAACCCATCAGGCTGATAACTGCCGTTCTCTGACACTGATAGCGGTCGCAGGTCTGGATTGACATCAACATCGACCTGATAAAAGCCTACCTTACCGTCAGATGGTGTGAATGTGCCGTTGTGGTCGGTAGACAGGTATTCGGTCGGCGCAGGAAAGATAGTAATATCATCCCTGACAAGTTTGTCCGTCGTCGGAAGTACCTGTTCTATATGTGACGGTGTGACTTCCGTGACCCCCGAATATTCGTCGGGAGCCACGATCCTGTCTTTGTAGGCACGTACATCAAAATGGAAACGGCAGGCATTGTCTGTCGGTTTAATCGTAAATCTGACCTCGTGTTCGCAACTCATCGCATCACCTCGTTGTAAATTGTGGGTTTAATGTTGTAAACGACCTTTCTGGGGTCTTGTTTCCTCGTGCCTGACTGATTAAGCCAGACAAGTGAAATCTCGACCTTGTAACCATGCTTCTTCGTCTCCTCAAAGCCGAGGGACATTTCCTGAGAAATCACGTACTGGTATTCCTGATTGCCTGTTTCTGGAATGGTCACAAGTGTAAAATCACTGAGCGGAATCAGCGTTTCGTTATGCCCCTGCTTAATCGACATCCTTACATCCTGCAAGGTCGTTACGGGATATTCTGTGGGAGCGTCAATGCTGATAAGCATTGTGTCTCCACGGCTCATTTCTTTGTCGCTCATGTGGTCACCCCCCATACGTCATAATCGCAACGTTCGCAGGATTGCCGTCACCACCATCGTACAGGGTAATCGACTTGAGTCCGGTTCCTGACGGAACAAGAGCGGCGAAAGCCTCACCGTCCTCGGTTGTGCTTGAGTGGATTGTAAAGTCAACCTCCATGCCAATTGCTGGTGCGTATCCTCTTACAACCTTGCCTGCGTCCCACGCTTCAAGAACTTCAGCAAATGTCTTGTCCGCTGTTCCTGTTGTTTCACTCGTCACCGTGACGGTCACAAGAAATACATTGCTCTCAGGAGTAGGAGCAGGGTCATCTGATTTTGATCCTGATGCGCTGTCTGAATACAGTGTCTCAGTAAGGTATTCCGCAATCATCGGCGCAAGATATTTTGCTGAGTATTCCGCCGTAGGATGTACACCGTCTGGATTTGTGAATCCGCTTGGTGTAAGCGTCCACATCTGCTTAAACTCATCCACGAAGGGATAATAACCGCTGTCCTCTGTCAGATTCAGAACCGGCAGACAATAGCTTTTTGCTACCTCTTTGATATAGTCACTATATTCTGTCTGGAAATGTCCTGCTGTGTTTTTATAAACGTTGTAGGTTCTGAGCGGTGTGATAACGACAACCCTTGCCTGCACAAAATTCTTTACAAGGTACTCGAAATAGCTGTCTACTGCGGATTTGAAAGTGTCAAAATCAATTCCCTGTATATAGTCATTGATTCCGCCGAACGTAATGACAAGGTCGTAACTGGATTTGCCGGTGATAGCCTGCAGACGGTTTTTAAATGTATCAGATACGACAGAACCGCCCTCGGAATAGGTTGCCACAAACCCTGTTGCATGATAACTGCTGTTGGTCACTTTGTCGCTGTCAAAGAAACCATTTTCAATCAGGTTTGTCACCCATTTCTTGTAATTGCCATAAGCGTCTGTACTGATAGAATCCCCAATAATCAGCACCTTCTTGTCTGCGAGTGACGTACCCGTGCTATAACTGACATCGTTTCCGTCGTATAAAATCATGCAATCACCCCCTTATACAATTGGCACAAGCGACACATAAGGTGTGTAGTGACAATCAACATCAATCGATGCTCGGAAATAATATCCGTTTGCACCTGTCGTGATAGTACCTTTTCTGCTGCGTCTGCCATTTCGGTCGTTTTCGTAAGTCACTGTCACATCGGACGGAGGACTTGTGACAAATGTCTTACTGCTGTTATAGAAAGCATAGAAGTTTTCCATATAAGGGCCTTCAGCATAGTATGTCTTGTTTGGCTTGAGCCACATATAATCCGTAGCATCAAATGCTCCAGAAGTATTGGCAGAACCGTTGTCCCTGTTGATATATGCGCCTCTCGTGATATTGCTTTCGACAATCAGATTTTCAACAGTGACAGTTACCGTACAGGTTGCCGCAAACCCGCCGTCCATTGTCGTTGCTGTGATCGTAGCTGTTCCTGCGCTTACTGCGGTCACAACACCCTTTGCGGAGACGGTTGCCACGTTTTCATCGGATGATGTCCACACAACCGCCTTATTCGTAGCGTTGGACGGTGTTACTGTGGCTTTTATGGTCAGGGTGCTTTCGCCATATACGATACTTCCAGATGTAGGAGATACAGATACTCCAGTGACGGAAACAGGGTCACCGGTCTCAAGCGCAACCTCCAACGCACTTATATCTGCGGATTGTTCGGACGAATACAGTGCTTTTCTGAGCAAAGAAATGAGTAACGCCTTTGCTGTGCTTGACATGCCAGAGCCACCGCTTTCCAATGCAGTAAGCCTTTCGTCCGCATCGCTCAGCGCATCCCCAACCGCCTTAGCATCTGCCGGCGCACCGCTGATAGACAGTGTTGTATCTGTGACTGCTCCGCCGTATGTACCGCCAATCTGCCATGCAGAGCCGTTGTGATAGTACCACTTGCCGTCCGATGACAGGATATAGATAAGCCCTGTGTCGGTCATTTCAGAGATGGAATCGACTACTGTGGGAGTGCCGCCTGCGACCGCTGCGACCGCTCTCTGTACGACAGCTACATCGGTCTGGAGCTGTCCGATCTTCTGGGCGTTCGTAGCGGTCTCGGAAGGATCTTCCCCTCCTCCGCTCTCCGGCTCCAGATGAGCCACAACAGTAATAATTCCGTCATCGCTATGCCATGCTTTTGACAGGGCCGAACCGCTAATAATTTCAGCGCAGACAGCAAAGATAAGCTGACCGGTGGAGCCATAACCGAACATGTCCTCGGGCATTTCCGTGACGCCCTGAGGGATGGGCCAATCGAATGTGATGTAGCCGGTCTCTTCCTCAATCTGGACGGTGGACGGGTCTACGGGGTAGTCGTGCCGGGCTTTGTTGGGGCCTTTGGCGGCGATGCGGATGGAGGACAGGTCGAAAGAAAAATCCTCGACGGGTTCAGCCTGAAAATGGATGACATCGACATTGTGATCATAAGCCGCAATGCGCTGGTCAGCAGGAAGGAAGACTTCTCTTGTGAGCAGGTCGATAGTACATAAGATTGTCATTTACTTTTCCCTCCTTCCTCAGGTCAGCGTCAGCCGGAGCTGTACGTCCATGCTGATCAGGCCGTTGTTGATGGCCTTGTCGTTGATAGCCTTGCTCTCCGTCCAGACAAGCCTCAGGCCGCCTCTGGTGTCGTATACGGTGCAGTGCCGCGGGTCGATCGCCCTGGGATTGTTCGCGGCGCCGTACAGATAGCCGGGGCCGGTCTGCCGGACGGTGGCATACAGGCTGTAGACGGAGATGCCGGAAACGTCGCTCCCAAGCGTCCTTTTAAGGGGCACCATAACGTCAATGGTCTTCTTGCTGTTGGTGATGTAACCAAAGCACTGAGGGGTCAGGACATCGGTCCGGCCGGGGTGCATGTGCTGGGCGTCGGTGTAGTTTTTGGCATTGGTTGCGGCGGTGTTAAGCGCCGACTCCAGCGTGTCGATGTAGGCAAGAGGCTTTACGGTCTTCCGCAGCGCTTTGACTTCTGAAATCGTAATACCGACCTGCTTGACCCTGTACAGCGCCACGATGACCTCCTGCGCTCCATCCCGGAGCTTGCCGGTTGTGGGATCGTCGGAGGCGCTGGAGCCGGTATAGACATACTGTTCGCAGAGCTCATAGCCTTCCCGCTCGCCGGTCCCGATGTAAAAGCGATATCCGATGAAGTAGTAAGTCGTGACGCCCTGGGATCCGGAAGGGATGGCAAAATCATCGTAGTTGCCGGCCCTGATCTGGATGCGGCGGCCCTCATTGGTAATGAACTCGCCGTCCAGGATCCTGACCGTGTTGGCTGACGGCACAGAGTAGGCCATGTTGCTGCCGGTCTGGAGGAAGACTCCATCGCCGCCCGTAAGGCCCCGGAAGAGATCCGCATCAATCTGGCCGGACACAAACTTAAACCCGGAGCCATTGACTAAGATAGCCATATCATTTTTCTCCTTTTAACTTGTAAACATAGGTGTACATTCCGCCGGAGATCTTCAATGTCTTCCGGGCGATCGGGACAGTGACGCCCGTCCCATGGAAATAACCATACAGCCTGTCCCCGATGTCGCCTTCCAACTCAGCGTCATTGGCCTGCATGTTTTTGTAGCTTTTCAACTCATTCAGACGTTTGGTGCCGTACTTGATCAGATCTTCCTCAGACTGAGCAGAAGAGTAATCAAAATAAGCCTGACGCTCTCTGAAGCCGGTGAAGGTCTTTGTCCGTGAGATAACGCCTCTGGCATTGGTGTACAGATCTACACGCATCCTGTCCTGCAGCTTGCCGGAGCCCATGCAGATCAAATGGTTGATTCCCATGTTGTCGTCCGTATAGGTCAGGGTCAGCTGTGAGTCTGTGTTGTAGACCGTGTCAAGCGTTACCGCCGGCACAGCCTCAACAGTGACCTGTATAGGAGCTCCTGCAGCAGTCTTGTCAGCATGGATATAGAGCTTTGCATCCACCGAGTCCAGCATGGCCATCAGGCCGTCCAGAACGGTGATGTACAGCGCAAAGGTATAACTGCTGATCGTGATACCGCTGGATCTTGTGGGGACATTAAAAAAGCCGCCCAGAATGGTGGACAGCAGGTTTCTGATCACGGTATTGGCGTCCTGATTCTGGACAGTATAGTAGTCCTGCCCGGAAGGCGGGCAGATGATCCACTGGGACAGGAGCCCCCGCCACGTCCATGCCTTGTAAGACACTGTCTGATC